CGGCTGGGGTTATCTCAACTCTGACCAAAAAGCCCACCCATGTTTCTGTGGTCGATGAACTTGGCCGTCAGCTCAAGTCAGCAGCAGCTCGCGGTATGCAGCATAAGGCAGACGCATTGACCACCATTATGGAATGCTTTGGTCGCCAAGACGGTACGCTCCGACAGCAAGGCTACGCCACCAATACTATGAAGTCATCCGAAGCTGAAAAACTAGAGAAGGTAGTCAAGCGTCCAAGCCTGACACTGGTGGGCATGTCCACACCATCAGAGTTTCTGCAAGCTATCGGGGGCGGTGATGTTGCGTCTGGTTTGCTAAACCGATTCATCATTGTGCGTTCTGGTATCGGGGTGCAGATGTCTCAGAAGAAACGCAGATCCACAATCTCAGAGCGTTTGACTGCTTGGTCAAAAGAACACGCCAAGGCACAGGAAGGTGATCTGGACACAGGCAACGCACATGATTTGCCACCACATCCAATCGAAGTGCCGTTTACTCCAGAGGCTGAAGACATGCTGCGCGAATATGAGGCGCGTCTGGTCGATGCTATTAAAAAGGAAAACGGCTCTGGTCTTGAGGATATGTACAATCGATCACGCGAAGTGGCGATGCGCCTGTCTCTAATTATTGCCAGATCAATGGATCAAGATGAAATCGGGATCGATGCAATGCAGTGGTCAATCGATTATGTCGATTACTACGCCAAGCAAGCAATTGAGATGTTCAGGGCAAACATGGCCGAAGGTCCATTTCAGGCAACATGCAAGCAAGTCTTTGAGAAGATCGAACGGTCTGGGCTTCAAGGTATCACTGCCTCGCAAATATCACGCACGGTTTCTGCATTTGCAAACATGGAGCCAAAGCGCCGTCAGGATGTTCTCGAAACGCTGATAGAAGATCGCGGCATTCAAAGCAGACAAACAAACGCTGGGCAGAGGGGCAAGCCAAGGCTCGCATACTTCGCACCACCACCACATTGAGAGGAATATTTATGTCGATTAAAATTTTAGAGGGAGATTGTTTGCAAACTTTATCTTCATTGGAAGAAAAATCTGTAAACACTTGTGTGACAAGTCCACCTTACTGGGGCTTGCGAGATTACGGTGAAGATAATCAGCTTGGACAAGAAGAAACGCCAGAGAAATTTGTAGAAAATTTGGTGAAAGTTTTTCAAGAAGTCAGGCGCGTTTTGCGTGATGATGGAACTGTATGGCTAAACCTTGGTGATAGTTACTGTGGCACTGGCCACAAGGGAGACACAATAGATCCTAGATACCAAGGTCGTAACGGACAGAAAGTTGCAATCAATAATAAAATTCAAGGATTAAAACAAAAAGATCTTGTTGGTATTCCTTGGCGTGTGGCTTTTGCTTTGCAAGCTGACGGCTGGTATTTGCGTCAGGATATTATTTGGCACAAGCCAAACCCAATGCCAGAAAGTGTGAAGGATAGATGCACTAAAGCGCATGAGTATATATTTCTACTGAGCAAGTCTTCAAAATATTATTATGACAATGAGGCAATTAAAGAAGAAGCTCAAGATTGGGGAACAAGAAACAGAAGTGAAGGTAAATATCATAACGAAGGAACAGGATTGCAGCCACATACTGGTCTTGAAAAATCATACGATTTTAAAAACAAAAGATCTGTTTGGTCTGTTTCACCGATGGCATATAGTGAAGCTCACTTTGCCACTTATCCACCAGAGTTAATCAAGCCATGTATTTTGGCTGGCTGTCCAGAAGGCGGCACAGTCTTAGATCCATTTGGTGGATCTGGCACAACTGCACAAGTTGCAAATAATCTTAATCGAAATGCCATCTTGTGTGAATTAAACCCAGAATATGTGAATATCGCAAAGGGGCGTCTGCACGACAGTTTGGGAATGTTTATGGATTTGGAGGTAGTAAAATGAAATCATCAATAATAATCGGCGGCAAGTCGGATCAACACAAACGCAACGCTGCCGATTTTTATGCCACCCCACCAGAATGCACCATCGCGCTGCTCAATAGATTTGAGTGGCTGTTCAGGGGTCGGCGTATCTGGGAGCCAGCTTGCGGCGATGGGGCGATCTCAAAAGTCTTGGAGCTGCGAGGCTTCAGAGTGGTATCTTCGGATCTTTATGATCGGGGATATGGCGAAAGCAACATGAACTTTCTGAACGCAGAATGCGCCTGTGATGCCATCATTACCAATCCACCATTCAGACTGGCATCCAACTTTATTGAGCGATCAGCCGAAAAGAAAGTGCCGTTTGCAATGCTTACCAAGTCAACATTTTGGCACGCTGAAAAGCGCAGACGGCTGTTCATGGACACTGGGCCAATGGCAGTAATGGCTATGACGTGGAGGCCAGCCATGTCTCCAGAGCGTGGACAAAGCGCCACTATGGATTTCATCTGGACGGTCTGGTCATCCAAGCCAAACAAAGAAACCAAATATATTTTGGAGCGCAGACCATGAACGAGATGCCTGCGTACATGGTTAGGGAGCTGGAGGCACTGGGTGTGGTGAATAAGAAGAAGGCCACCCCAGAGCCAGCTCCTGACAGCCAATATACCTATAGAAGGCCACAGTTTGATGAGAATGGTGAGCCAGATTTTTAATTGCAGTATTTATTGCATTCGTAAATAGGGGGGTTTTTAGTATGAAAAACAATGGCTTAGTATTTAATGTATTTATTGCAATAATGCAGTCTATTATTAGTACCTACAGATCCCCCCATGTCTCCCCCAGAGAGGGGGTAGGAAGGGTAGTAAGTAATAATACAATAAATAATATATATATATATATTTACTATAAGAATAAGGGGTTTGGGCTGGGTGAATTAGTGCAGTCACCACCACTGCAATTAATATGCATTAAATACATTAAAAAACTTTCTATGAACACTTGCAATCTATGCCAGATGGCTTATATATCAGTTATAGAGAGAGAGGAAAGAAAATGATCAAACTTAAAAAAGTATCTGCCACACAGTGGAACGGAAACGGTCTTGGAACATCAACTGCCGAATGGTGTGTCAAAGGCGCAGAAAATATTCTCGTATACAAACTTGGATTACGCTGGGTCGCAGCCGACATCGCGCACGGCATGAACCGCATCGTATGTCGCGCTTATTCTCGCGCTGACCTTTTGGAAATCATGGAAGCAAAGGAGATCGTGTAATGTCTATACGCAGAATGAAATACACCAAAAACGGATTCGATATCATCTGTCGCGTCCACGGATCTGGAACCGAATACGCTTACGCAGATATCCTGTGGAAAAAATATGGCGAAGATCATTACACCTATATTGGTCTGATCTACTACACAACCACAGCTCCATGTGGAACATCACGCGATACCCCAACTTGGCATCACGTCAAAGGCGAAAGCCCAATTATGAAAACCAAATGGCACGAAGCTGCCATCAAACTATACGATGCCTTCAGAAAAAAGGAGGCAGCGTAATGCGGTTCATACAACAAAAAAATATCGATGGTGGGATTTTCTTCATGCCAGCAGCACAAGTGTCAGCAACAGAGCAAGAAATCAAATGGCTGATCGAAGGATTGGACGCGCTCGTTTTGCCAGACAGAGCAAAGCGCATCAAAAGATCCCTGAAACGTGCATTAGATGAAATCAAGGAGGAAGCATGATCGAATACTTCACAGCTCTCGTCATCGCATACAATCTGCAAGACGAACAAATCAAAACAGTCGCTTGGTTCGAAAACCAAAACCATTGCCAAATAGTGATGAACGAAAATCTCGCGCAGCCACTATACGATCACCTCTATGATCTATACGGCAATGACATCTCAATGAAATGCATCGTAAGTAAACAAGCATCAAAATTAATCAGGCCAAAATTAAGGCCAGAAAAATGACAGAACCAAATTACGATACAGTCTCACAATGCCCAAACTGTAAAACAAAAATGGCAGCAGTAGACTCAAGACAACATTCAACGTATGGCTTTCAAACAATCAAACGCAGACGGAAATGTTTGACGTGTGACTTCAGAGCCAGCACAGTCGAAGTGCCAATCGATCTGGCAAAAGATATATTCAGTGAGGAATGAAATGCAAAAAATAACCACACTCCAAAAACAAATCAAAGAGTTCCAAAATGTTGTGGACAATTCTCAAACATCAATCAATCACATGATTGTCTTCGCAGCCATATGCCAAGAGCAGCCAACAACAAGCAATGATCTGCACAAAAAGCTAGGCTTCCAACAGTCAACAACAAACAGACTGCTGCACTCCCTCGCAGATCACGGCAGAGGAAATGTCGAAGGCGCTGATGTAATCGAAATAAAAATGATGACAGAAGACAGACGCCAGAGAGAAATAAAGCTAACAGAAAAAGGCAGGATTCTTATGAAGGCAATGTTTGGTGGTAAAAAAAAAGATGTGATCAAGGGGAAAAAAGAGGACCAGAAGAAAAATTTGAAACATGCCAGCAGTATGTAATCCACGAAGGAAGGGCATTCATGGGAAGCCTATGCAATCAGCCCCTAACTTCACGACAAAAAAAATATTGCTCAATTCATAGAAGAGGTAAAAAATGATCGTTAAATCTTGGAAGTTCACTGGCTTCGATAAAGATATGCCAGAATGGATACAAAAAAATACCAGCAAACGCCGTGGATCTAATTACATCTGGGTACACACTCAGCAAGGCGAACTGCCAGCCAATAAAGATCAATGGATCGCTATCGATCTGAAAGGCCATGTCCACATCTTTGATAAAAAGCCAGACGGTATCGCAAAAGAAATCATAGCTGGATGCGCCTTCGCAATCCTAGTCATAGCAATACTGGTGTTTATGCTCGCATGGTAAATAAACAATTCGTAAAACTCTGCTACGACCAGTACCAAATGAACCACCAAGGTTATCACGGCTTCCAACACTGGGCGCGCGTGTTCCAAAATGGTAGGCACATTGCCCAACAAGAAAATGCCAACACAAAAGTTGTCGATCTCTTCGCACTCCTGCACGACACACAGCGCAGAAACGAAAATAGAGATCCACAGCACGGCTATCGTGCAGCAAAATACGCACACTCAATCAGAGGCAAATGGTTCGATCTATCCAATAAAGAAATGCGCCTTCTTGATGAGGCACTCACATATCATTCAGATGGATACACAGACGCAGACATAACAGTGCAAACATGCTGGGATGCAGATCGCCTCGACCTTGGCCGCGTAGGTATCCAACCGTCAGCAAAAAAACTCTGTACCCAAACAGCCAAAAACGCTATCAATAATTACTGCTCAATAGGTTCACGCCTGTGTCCTGTTTGACGCCTCATAACTGGCCCACTTCGGTGGGCCTTTCTTTTTTTGAACTTCTAAACTAAATTCAAAAGTGGAAAGGTATTCATATGGCAAAGAAAAAATCAAAGAACCCTGTCGGAAGACCAAAGTTCGAAATCAATGAAGAAGTGCTGCAACGCACAGAAAGACTAATGGCACAAGGCTTAACAAGAGAGCAATGCGCCAGAGCATTGGGCATTTCAGTAGCAACTTTCTACGTTTATCAGGCAGAAAATTCAGAGTTTTCAGAGGCTATAAAAAGCGGCGAGGCGCTGGGCATCGAAGAAGTAACCAACGCACTCTTCGAAAATGCAACGCTGGAACGCGATAACACAGCCATCATCTTCTATTTAAAAAACCGCGCTGGCTGGGTCGATAAGCAAGAGCATAAAGTAGAAACAGAAAACAAAGTCACCCTCGACCTAACAAGGATTGGTGTTAATGAACTCGCAGCAATTGAACGAGCTTTTGAGCAATCTCACTCTGGAGCAAGTCAGAGCGGAGAAATACCGCAGATCATTGAGGGAGTTTACGAAGAACGCATGGCCGACGATTGAACCGGGCGTAGACTTCCAAAATAATTGGCACGTTGATGCAATCAGCGATCACCTCCAAGCAGTGGTCGAAGGCGACATCAAACGCCTGATCATAAATGTGCCGCCACGCCACATGAAATCCATCAGCGTGGCCGTTGCGCTGCCAGCATGGACATGGACACACCAACCACACAAGAAGTTTCTGTACGCCTCTTATGCCTCTTCCCTGTCCATCAGAGACAGCACCAAGTGTCGCCGCCTGATCGATAGCCCGTGGTACAAGCGCCACTTCGCAGACCAGTTTGTGCTGACTGGCGATCAAAACCAGAAGCAAAGATTCGAAAACGATAAGACAGGATACCGCATAGCCACGTCAGTCGGGGGCGCTCTGACTGGTGACGGCGGTGACATCATCTGTATCGATGATCCGCACAACGTAGTGGACAGCGACAGCGCAAAGGTGCGCGAAGGTGTTCTCGAATGGTGGGATCAGGCAATGCAAACGCGGCTTAACGATCCGCGCACTGGCGCATTCATCATCATCATGCAGCGCGTCCATGAACAGGATCTCACAGGCCACATTCTGGCCAATGAGCTGGGCGAAGAGTGGGATCATTTATGCTTGCCAGCCCGATACGAAATCGGCCACCCAACGCCTACGCGCTCTTCTTTGGGCTTCACAGACCCCAGAACAGCCGAAGGCGAGCTGCTTTGGCCAGAAAGAATTGGCGAAAAAACCTTAACAACTCTGGAACGCAGCCTTGGATCTTACGCAGCAGCAGGCCAGCTACAGCAGCGACCATCGCCAAAAGGTGGTGGGATTCTAAAGGCAAGCTGGTGGGTTCCTTGGGAAAAGGAGGAAATGCCTGACATCGAATATGTGCTGCAATCATACGATACAGCATTCGAGGCCAAGGAAAGCTCCAGCTTTAGCGCCAGAACCACTTGGGGCGTGTTTACCTACAAAGGCGCAACATGCGCCATTGTGCTGGAAGCATGGTGGGATAAGGTCAGCTATCCTGACCTTCGGCGCTTGGCGCAAGAGGCATACGAAGAATGGGAGCCAGACGCGGTTCTGATCGAAAAAAAGGCGTCAGGCCAGTCGCTGCTGCAAGATTTACGCATGGCTGGAGTGCCTGTTTTGGCCTACAGTCCAGACCGTGACAAGGAAGCTCGCGCCCATGCCAGCTCCGCTCTTCTGGAAGATGGAAGGATTTTCTTCCCTTCCAGCCGAAAATGGGCTAAAGATTTAATTGATATATGCGCGGCCTTCCCTGCTCACCCCAACGATGACATCGTTGACACATGCACACAGGCATGGTTACGGCTCCGCAAAGGATGGTTTGTTGGGCATAGTGAAGACCCAGATGATGACGATTTTGTAGAAACGAAAAGGATGACGCTCTATGGCTGAACCAGAAAACATTATCCCATTTGCCGAAGGCGCTCCACCCGACGATCTCATGGTCGAGACACTTCCAGATGGTGATGTTCTTATTGGCGATCCAGAGTTGGACATGATGGAAGAACTCGAAGACGCAGAGTTCGACCAAAACCTTGCAGAAACAATCGATGAACGCGAGCTGGTGCGAAAAGCACAGGAGCTTATTGGATTTTTTGACAATGACAAAGAAGCCAGATCCGAATGGGAGCAGCGTTACAAGCAAGGATTAAAGACCCTAGATCCAGACGGTGGGCTTGACGAAAGCGAAGATGAACGCGCAACTCGCGGTCTTTCTGTCGTTGTGCATCCAATGATCGCAGAAGCAGCAACCCAGTTTAACGCTCGCGCCATTGCGGAGCTGTACCCATCAGGCGGTCCAGTTAAGTCAATCATCATTGGCAATCCAGATGAGCAAATGGAAGAGCAAGCTCGCAGAGTGCGCGAGTTTATGAATTACCAGATCACGCAGGAAATGCCTGAGTATTTCCCTGATCTAGACCAAATGCTGTTTCACCTTCCATTGATCGGCCACACTTTTAAAAAGGTTTGGTGGGATACCAACATGGATCGGCAGTGCAGCCAGTTCGTAAAGGCAGAAGACTTTGTGGTCGCTCCAGAAAGCAAGGATCTTTACACATCACCGCGCTACACGCACGTCATTCGGATGCCAAAGAATGACTTCAATCGCTACGTTCAAAACGGTTATTATCTGCCAACCGCCTACATTGGCGACACGGTAGATCCAGTCGATGACGTGATCGGAGAGATCGAAGGCGTTGATGAATACAGCGAAGGCAGTCAAGACGATGTAATGACGCTGCTCGAAATGCACGTCTATGATTTGTTTGAAGGCATCGATGGCCAAGAAATGGACAGCGATGAGGCAGACGAAAACGCTGTTGCAATCCCATATGTGATCACAATTGACTATGACAACCAGCGCGTTGTCAGCATTCGGCGCAACTGGAAGCAAGATGACGAAGAGAAAAAGCGCCGTGACTGGTTCGTAAGCTACAAGTTCCTACCCGGTTTAGGCTTCTATGGCTTTGGCCTGTACCACATGATCGGCGGTTTGGGCAAAGCAGCTACTGGATCTCTTCGCGCTCTACTCGACAGTGCCGCATTTGCCAACATGCAAGGTGGATTTAAGCTGCGTGGCCGCGTTAATGGCGGCGACATGCAGATCAATCCGGGCGAGTTTGTGGATCTCGACAGCACAGTTGATGATGTAAACAAGGCAATCATGCCATTGCCATTTAAGGAACCAAGCAGTTCCCTGTTCAGTTTGCTAGGTTATATTGTTGAGGCTGGCCAGCGTTTCGCAAGTACGGCTGATCTCAATGTTGGTGACGTTAATCCAAACGCTCCAGTTGGATCGACAGTTGCCCTAATTGAACAGGGGTCAAAAGCCTTTAGCGCAATTCACAAGCGGTTGCATTATGCACAAGGGCAAGAGTTCAAGCTACTTGCAAACCTGAACGCAGAGAATTTGCCTGATGAGTTTAGCTTTGCACAAGCTGGTGCAGCGGAAATCATCTATCGCTCTGACTTTGATGATCGCATTGACATCGTGCCAGTTAGCGATCCAAACATTTTCTCG